ACTTATTAAAATTCAAGAAACAATAGTTTCATCAGCAGTAAGTTCTGTATCTTTAGTTGGGATTGATAGCACTTATGATGTGTATATGTTAAAGATGAATAAAGCTACATTAGATACTGATGGAAGTACAATATTTTTTAGAGTTACCACAAGTGGTACTGCTGATAGTGATAGTGAATATGATAGGGCTTATAAAGTTTTAAGAACATCTACTAGCTTTGCCAATGTGTCATCAACTAATCTAACTTCTTGGGCTTATAATACATTAGGAACTGCAACAAGTGAAATAGGAAATTGTATTATGTATTTGTTTAATTTTAATAATTCAAGTGAATATTCTTTTATGACTTTAGAAACTGCAGAATTAACAAATTCAGCAGAGTTGCAGGGTATAGCAGGTGGTGGAGTACATACTGTTGCAGAAACAAATGATGGTATAAATATATTTGTTGATAGTGGCAACATTGATAGTGGAACATTTACATTATATGGTTTAAAGAAGTAAGTATAAGAAATATATAGTAAGATAGGAGAGATATGACAGAGGAACAAGCACTAGAACAAGCTACTGCAGAGGTAGAAGCTGCAAAGCCTATGAAAGCTCAAGTAAATAATGAAGTTAGAGAGTTTACTGATGCAGAATATAATCAAGCAATAGAGGACAGAAAAAACTCTATTCTTAATGATTATAACTTTGGCTATATTGAAGCTAGACAAGAAGCCTATGGATCAATACAAGATCAACTAGATATGCAATATTGGGATGGTGTTAATGACACTACTACATGGGCAGATCATATAGCACAAGTTAAAGCAGATAATCCTAAACCTGAATAAAATATGTCTTAGTAATTAACTATCCTAGACTTATAGGAGGTTGAATAATGACTTTATTACAATACTCTGAACAGCAGGGAAAGAAGCCTACAGGGCAGTTTGCAGCTACTAGATTTATATTAGATAATCCAGAAGCTAAGAAAATCTTTCTTAAAGTGGCTAAAGAAGCTGAAACAGAATATATATCAGATACAACAGCAGCTCAATATTTAGTAGATCAATATGAGCAATTTGCACATCTCAATTACAACACAGTAAGGAGATACTTTAGGGATTATAGAGATGGCAGAATCAAGTAATCTTAAAAAGTTTGCAAAAACTGTAAAAGATAGAGATCCTAGACAAACTAAAAAGAAAATACAGCATCCCAAAGGCTTTGAGCCATCAGCATCTTTTAGCCAAGCTACAAGATCAGGAGAAATAGTATCTAGCCCACAAAAGCAAAATGATGTGGATTGGAAAGAACAATTAGAGTCATATTTTGGTAAAGATGCCCATAAATACAAAGTTATAGAAAATCAAGCAGAAATAAGATTTTGGGATTCTAACATAGGAAATGGCAATATAGAGAGGCTTTATTACTTCAAAGCAAAGATTGTTTCTAGTGAGCAATATATGCCAGATCAGGACTTTAAAAAGCTTTTATCCTCTGCAGGTAAGCTAAAGAAAAAAACAAATAAAAATCCTGTAAAAGATACAAAAACATTCTGTATTGCACTAGCAGATTTTCAAATAGGTAAAGAGGGTACTGAGGAAGCAATAGAGAGGTTTATAGACTATATTCCTAAGATTAAGGCACAGATTAAGCAGATCCAGAAAGTAGAGTCATTAGAGCAGGTATTGTTTGCAGGATTAGGGGATTTAGTTGAATCCTGTTCAAATCATTACAATATGCAAGAATTTACTACAATAATGGATGAAAGATCTCAACAAAAGGTAGCTAGGAGGATGATATACACCTTAATAAAAGAAATTATGCCATTGTTTAGTAAAGGTTTAGTTTGTTTTATAGGTGGTAATCATGGAGAAAACAGAAAGAATGGTAGAGCCTATACAACTTTTGCAGATAATAAAGATGTTATGTTGGCAGAGGAACTACAAGAGATATTTCAAGAATCAGCAGATTATAAAAAATCATTAGATTTTATTATTCCAGATAGTGAATTATTTATGACTATAGAGGTTTCTGATACTGTTTTACTGTTACTTCATGGGCATCAGATGAGAGGTGCAGGTAATTCACAAGCTAAAGCAAGAAAATGGCTATCAGATCAAGCTTTTTCTAGGAATGCAACAGCTGATGCAGATATAGTTCTACATGGGCATTATCACTACTTTTCTGCTTATGAAAGCTCAGATAGGCTCATATTACAAGCTCCTACATTAGATTCAGGCTCAGAATGGTTTGAAAATACAAAAGGGGACAGATCTAGGGCAGGAATGCTTACTTTTGTAATTGGAGGAGAGGCTAAGTGGGACTATATTAAGGTTATAAGGTAAATAATGAAACTTGAAGTATTAAGATTTAATAGTGGTAAAGATTTCACTTCTGGATTGCTATTTGATGTAACAGATAATGTAAGATCCTTTTTAGCATACACCATAGAGGATCAATATAATCCAACTAAAATTCATGGCTCTACAAGAATTCCTGCAGGTACATATAAACTTGAATTAAGAGCTGATGGTGGTTTTCACAATAGATATTTAAAAAGGTATGGTGCTGAATGGCATAAAGGTATGATTTGGGTAAGAAATGTTCCTAATTATAAGTGGATATTATGGCATGTAGGCAATAGCCCAATAGACACTAAAGGATGTCTCTTGCTAACAAAAACTCAGAAAGATGGGTTTGGAGGAGCATCAAGAGCTGCTTATGAGCAAGTTTATCCTATTGTGAAAGATGCAATTCTTTCTGGAGAGGAAGTAACTGTAACTTATAAAAACTTTGATGGAAATATAGTATCTAATAAATCAACAGATGATGTTGTAAATATATCTCAAGTTTCTAAGAATCAGGAGGATATAATGGATATATTATCTACAGAAATAAAACATTTAAAAGCAGAAGTTAAAGCTCTTAGACAAGCAATCATACTTAAAGGGATGCAAGTTAAGTAATTTAACTCATCAACAATTATGAATATAATATGTAATTCCTGTAAGGAAAAATTAGAATTAATTAACCATGCTTTTGTATGTATAAAAAAAAGATGTGTTCAATTTAAAAAAATACAAACAAGAATGAAAGAGGAGGAGTGAGTTATGTCAGATGATATGAAAGATATGCTTGAGAGAGCTATTTGGACTTTTGTTGAAGCATTTATTGGTGCTTTAACCATATCTCCACTTGTAGGAGTAGATGCTAATGCTTTACAGTTAGCTGCTATTTCTGGTGGTGGTGCAGCTTTAGCTGTAATAAAGACTTATGCAAAGAAAAAAGTAAGTTAGAATAAGAGGGGACAATAGGAGGACTAGCAATAGCTTTCCTTTATGTAACTGAAACAAGAAAGAGGAGATTTGTATCTCCTCTTTTTTGTTAAGCAGGTGGAGGTTGATTAGGGCTAAAATGAACATACACAAAGGGAGTATATGTAAATCTCTACCTGCTCTTAATAATATTACCATTGATCTGGAACAATTTATCAATTTATCTCTTTTTGTCTTAAGTGTTCTCTATAGTGTTAAACACAAGTAAATTATTTCTGTAGCTTACAGAAAGAGATAGTTGATTAGGATCTAACACCAGAGGATTAGCTGCACCTCATTAAACTAGGGTTATAGCCTATTACTCCACATATTTAAATGCTACTAAATTTAGTATTCTGGTTTTTGGGAGGGAGTGGCACAGGGTTAGTTCCACATATAACAAAAACAACAACACTTGTTAAATATAGCTCAAGCCTAGTAACAGGGCTTGAGCTTATTATCTTTAATTTGGTCATTGACTTTATGACAAATACATGAGACAATAATTATTAATTAGTTGATTAGGAGGTAACTATATGATGATTCAAGAATGGATCTATCTAGGACTAGCAGCTTATGGGTTGCTATCAATAATAATGACTTTAGCTTATTTAAGCTTATGGATAGAGGAGAAACTTCTACATAATAAGTTTAACTTTGAGCAAAGACTACACAGAGGAGAGATCCTTAGTAAAAATAATATATTCTAATGTACCCACTTAAAAGAAAAAATAAGTATAAGTGGGAATATAGATTTTTATATTGGAACATAGATAAGCCTGAAATTAATTTATATACTTATAAAACAGATGAGGGCTTTCAAGTTGCAGAATCTGCAGCATGGGGCAATGCAACTTGGGATAATTGTAAAAATATGAAATATATTGGTAAAACTAAAATGGAGGTTGAAAATGGCACAAATGCCTAAGTTCTTAGAGGACTATACAACTGTTGATGAACTCATCAGCAAAATGAATAAACAATATCCAGAATGCAGATTAATTGCAGAAATGATTGGATATGGAGATGATTGGGTAATATTTAAAAGCTCATTCTATGAAACAAAAGATGATACAGAGCCAAAAGCTGTAGCCTATGCAAAGCAAACAAGTAAAGACCATAATTCTTGGTTTGAGATGGCTAATACAAAAGCTAATGGTAGATGCTTAAGAATTGTATTCTCTGAATCTACTTTAGCTGAGGAAATGATTGGGATAGCTCCTAGTAAAGAAGCTGCACCAAAAGAGAAAACTTTAGATCAAAAAGTTAAAGAGCTAGAAGCTGAGGGATTGGTTGAGGATATAACTGATAAAACACAAGCAATAATGGATAATATAAAAGATTTTGCTTTGAATATAGCAAAACAGGATCTTGATCTAGCTAGAAACTATACTGCTCAAGCTTTAGGAGCTATGAACATGAGTAAGACAGATGTATCTATTAATAACTTGCAATCTGTTAAAAACAAAATACAAGATATAGCAACTATGGCAATAAGTGATGCAGATAAAGGGGAATAAATGCTTAAAATGTTTGGCAGGAGTAAGCCTTTACCTAATATACAGATTATTGCTCAAGAAAAGAATTTATCAGAATTTAGAAAAATTAGATATATTTTAGAACTTGAGGGATTTATTTGTACTTTAGATTCTGAGTTTGCTAAAAGTGGCAATCTAAGAAAAGCTATAAATAGGCTAAAAGCTGATTATAATTCTACAATTTATCTTATGGATTGTGATTGTAACAATAAGCAGAAAGCTAAGTTAAATGCTAATGGGACACCTAGAAAGCATAAAGCTTATATCTTAGAATGGGCTAGATGATAGAACTTTTATTAACTTGTTCATTGTTAGGTAAGGTAGATTTTGATATTGATACCTATCAAGATCTATACAGAGTTCCTTATCAATGTAAGTTAATAGAGCAGGTGCAGGAGTGGATTCCATTAGTTAATATCCACTTTAAAGAGGATGAAGCTCTTGCATTAACTGTTATTTATTGTGAAAGCTCTGGATATTATAAAGCTACAGGATATAACAGAGATGGATCTTTTGATCAGGGTTTATTTCAATTTAATAATAGAACTGAGAAATGGCTTGAGGATGATATATATAATAAAGACTTAGATATGTATGATCCAGAAACTAATGTAAAAGCTGCTAGGTGGCTTTCTTATTATGATGGATGGCATCATTGGAATAGCAGTAAGCATTGTTGGGGTAGATATGCCAAATCAGAACAATAGGAGAGTTTTTATACCAGATGAGTATGATTTTTATGATAAATACAAAGCTAGACCATATTGGCAAGAAATATGTAATGCTAATAATTGGGAAATAATTAAAGATGAGGAGGATTTTGCAGAGGACTTTGTTTGCAAAATATCTGATACATTGTATTTTATGGAGCTACAGGTTATTGGTTATTGGCATAATTTTGATGTATCTTATCTAAGTACTGCATATATTTCTAAAAGCAAAATAGATAGTTTAAAACAAAAAGGAGAAAAAGCAGGATTAATATTTCTTAACTGTGTTCCTAATAGGTTTTTCGGTTTAAACATTGACTTGATTGAAAGTGATTGGTTAGTAACAAATATTGCAGAGAAATCATACAGAATACCATTAAAAAAGATACAATTTAATCAAAGAGTTTTATTAGATCAGAATTTATGTGATTGTTTAGAAAAACATTATAACATTATGGAAAGACAAAAAGGCAGAATAGGAATGGCTAGTAAAGAATTTAATATAAGAGGTAGAAATGGAATATGCTGCTGATGATATAAACATAGGCTATATGTCTATAATTTTATTGCTTAATAATGAAAGAACTCTTATTGATAAGTTAGATAAGGTACAGGAAATATATCCACAATATGAACATCCTATCTATGGATCACATAAAGGAGGAGTAAAATTTACCTGTGTTTTAAAAAGTATGCCTACAGTTGTAGAAGTAACAATGAATCTTGATGGAAATTTTGCCATACATACTCTTACTAAAAAAGGATCAACAACATTTCATGATGAGCCTGTAGAAACATTAATTAATTACTTTCATGTATTCTATGTAAATCTGCAAGATGATGAGGATAAACTTCTTATGAATGCTTTAGATAAATCTAGTTACAGAAAAATTGCTAAAAGAATGCACTACAGGGAAAACTTTGGAAATGATTTATCAGGGGATTGAATATAAAAAGAGTCAAAAAGTTAAATTTGTTATACCTACTGATGAAAGAATAATAGATCCTAAAACAAAAAGTATTAGATGGAGATATGGCACAATAGAGTTTTTTCCTAAGAATTTAAAAGCTGCTTGGATCTTAGAAAAGGGAGCAAAAGAAAACATTAGAATTTCATTATTTTGTGTTTTACCTCTAAATTAGTTATATGGCAGATAATGGCATGAGCAACAAAGAGCTGCTTATTTTAATACTTTCTAATCAAGAAAAGATTAATGTAAGAATAGATCAAGTGCATGAGAAAGTTAATCAAAAGATTTCAAGATCAGAGCTTTCAGGTTGGATTGTAGCTGTATCTGCTTTAGTAGTATTAGTTAACAATGTGATGTAATGAAAGCAACAGTAAATTTAAGTCAGATTTTACAGGGTGGTTTAGCTGCTTTAGTTGGATGGTTATTTAAAACAGTAAATGATATGCAACAAGAAGTAGCAACTCTAAAAGCACAAGTTAGTGCCTATCAAGAATCAATAGTTGGGTTTAATCAAAACCTAATTATTATTGAGGAAGTTATTAGAGAAATCTTGTTTAAAGTTGGTGGCTAATGTTAAATAAAATAAAAGATAATTTAGCTATTGTAGTTACTGCTATAACTCTTATGGGATCTATTGGTGCAGGTGTGCAAAGCTTAGGAGCTGTAATAAATACACTTACAAACATAGATGACAGAATGAATGATATAGAATATGATTTTGAGCAACTTAAATCAGAGACAATGGTATCTAATGATATTGCAATATTATATGAAAAGATATATCAATTAGAGCAAGTTGCTTACAATGCTGAGTATTTAGAAACAGAATTAACAACACTTAGAGCAAACTACCAGAACTTAGAAACAGAAGTAAGAGATCTTGAATGGAAAGTTGAGGACTTTCAGGCTAGGTATATTTCTGATTTAAATAATCCATCTCAAGATTCACAATCTTATGAGCTAATGAAGTGGGAATGGCAAGATTTGCTTAAGAAAGTAACAATTTTAGAAACAAATCAGCTTGAAACTTGGCAAATAGATGATCTTAAAAATAGAATTGCTTATGTAGAAGCTATGATGCATGGACACTAATGAAGTGTAATTGTACTTATCTTTGCTGTGGTTGTAGTTTGCATTGTAATAATAGAAGTTAGGTTATACTAAATCTATGGATTACATAGATGATATGTCTTTAGCTTTACCAAATCAACAACAAGTAGGAGAATCTAATGTTGATTTTAAAAGATTTCAATACTATTTAGCTTTAGGTGCAGGTAGAACTTTACTAAAAGTTTCAGAAAACTTCAGTTTGACAGAGAGGAGAATCTATCAAATATCCTCTAAGAATCAATGGCAAGATAGAGTAAAAGCTATTAATAAAATGCTAAATGAACAGATAATTGGGGAAGTTTTTGCACAAGTAGGAGAAACTGCAAGAGATCTAGCTGATGAGCTTAAACCTGTAATATTTAGAATTATTAATGAAATAAATGAAAGGGATTTAGCTTCTATGAATCCTACAGAATTAAAAGGATTATTAGATATTTGCTATAAGATGATTAGTCAGATCTATGGTTTAGGAACACCTCAAGTAACAGTAAATCACATAGAACAACCACAGATTAAGTTTAAGTGGGATTGGGAGCAGGATGATGAGCCAGATTATTGAGGCTACTCCACCTGATCTACATTCTGGACAATTAGAAGTTATAAAAGCATTAGATGAACATAGGTTTATTATTGCTGTATGTGGCAGGAGATGGGGTAAAACTACACTTAGTTTAGTTAGTGCAGTAGATCAAGCATTAAAAGGTTTAAAAGTTTGGATTATCTTTCCTGTATATCCACAGGCTTTAGAGTCTTGGCTTAATCTTAAAAGTTTAGTAAGACAGTTACCAGAGGACTATGCAGAAACTAGAGAAGTAGAGAAAAGAATAGTATTAGCTAATGGTGGATCTATACAGATAAAATCAGCTAACAAACCAGAAACTCTTAGAGGTGCAGGTGGTATATCTCTTATAATCTTTGATGAGGTTGCTTATCAAGATAAAGAAACATGGGACACAGTAAGACCAATCTTATCTGATAGCTTAGGCAAAGCTTTATTTATATCTACACCAAATGGCATGAATTGGTTTTATGAGTTGTTTGACAATGCTAAAAGGAGAGCTGATTGGAAAGTATTTCATTATCCAACAGAGCAATCTCCTAGAATTAACAAAGATGAGTTAGCACAAGCCAGAGAGGAGCTAGGCTCTATGGTGTATGCACAGGAGTTCTTAGCAGAATTTACAGAAGTAGGACACATGTTTAAAAGAGAATGGTTTAAGTACTATGACACTATTGAAGCAGATGATCCAGAGTATGTGTTAGGAGATGAAGTAGTAAAGCATAGTGAGCTAAGTATATTTGGCACTATGGACACAGCACTAAGTATTAAAGAGACTGCTGATTATTCAGTAATAATAACAGTTGGATCTACTCCTAGTGGTAAGCTATTAGTAATGGATGTATTCAGAGCTAGACTAGAAGCTCCAGAGTTACTTCCACAGATAGAATCAAAGATTGTAGAATACAATATGTCTTGGTTGGGAGTGGAGGATTCTAGTTTTGGTCTTGGTATTATTCAGATGGCTAGGAGGCAGGGTTTGCCAATAAGGAACTTAAAGGCAGATAAGTCAAAAACTGCTAGAGCTGTACCTGCTGCTGCAGGAGTAGAAAATGGCACAATATGGTTTTTGAAAAATGCTAAATGGCTTGTAGAATTTGAAAGAGAATTAACTAGCTTTCCATCTAGTGGATCTCATGATGATATGGTAGATGCCTTAGCTTATGCAGCTAGGTTTGGGATAGTTAGAAAGACAAATTGGAGTGTAAACTAATTGGGAATTAGAGATAATATTAGAGGCTTCTTTGCTCAGGAAGTACAAACAGAAAAGAAATCTGGGCAATATCCAACATCACAAGTAGTCTTTCCATTTAATACAGATGCAGGTTACTTTAGTGGAGTCAATCAAATGTCTCCAGAGGGTAATTCAGCAGCTCTTGCTTGTTTAAATGTACTTGGTACAGCTTTTAGTGAGCCACCATTAAAGGTATATTTAAAGAATCAAGAGGGGGATGAATACATAGATAAGCATCCTGCTGCAATACTTTTAGAGAATCCTAATCCTAATATGACAGCATCACTACTAAATAACTATATTGTTACTTCTGTTGCTGTATCTGGAGATGCTTTCTTACTTAAACTTAGAAATGAATCAGGAGCAGTAATACAACTTATACCTTTACTACCAGAGATGGTAGAAGTTAAAGGAAACACAGAACAATTAATAACTAAGTATGAATACAAGCAAAAGGGCAACACTATGACAATATTGCCAGAGGATATGATACATCTTAGAGAGAGAATAGATCCTAGAAATCACAGGAGAGGGTTAGCACCTCTTAGATCTGTAATGGTAGAAGTATTAGGAGATGCTGCAGCTTCACAGATGGGAGCAGCATTAGTAAAGAATACAGGTGTTCCTAGTGTTGTTATATCTCCAAAGAATGATTTAAGTATGACAAGTGATGAAGCAGAGAACATAGCTGAGGTATTTGGTAGGAGATTTGGAGGAGAGAATAGAGGGAGACCATTAGTTATATCTGGTGGAGAAGTAGATATAAAAACTCTTTCCTTTAGCCCAAAAGATTTAGAGATAGGCAAACTTAGATACATTAATGAGGAAAGAATATCTGCTGTATTAGGTGTTCCTGCAATATTAGCAGGACTAGGATCTGGATTAGAGAGAGCAACATACTCTAATGCAAAAGAACTTAGAGAGTTCTTTACAGAACAAAAGCTTATTCCTATGTGGAATCACTTTGCTAATGAATTTACAAAACAATTATTAATACAAGATTTTGAGGATAATACAGATTACTGCTTTAAATATGATCTTTCAGATGTTAGAGCCTTATCACAAGATGAGGATGCAACTATGCAAAGAATAGTAACAGGATTTAATGCAGGGTTTGTAACAGTCAATGAAGCAAGACAAGCTAATCAGTTATCTGCTCTTGATGATGGAGATTACTTCATAAGAAATATGATGGTAGCTGAAGTTCCTGTTGAGGGAGATGATGTAGTTATGTATCATGCTGAAACTTCTGAGGAGATAGAGGTTAAAGCAGTTTCTAAGAGGATAGAGGGGATTTTAAGAGATAAAGTTACAGAGCATAATGACAAAGATCCAAAGTATAGAGCAACTTATTCAATGCTTAAACAAGTATTTGAAAGAGGAGTAGGTGCATATAATACCAATCCACAATCAGTAAGACCAAATGTTACTAGTTCAGATCAATGGGCATTAGCAAGAGTTAATACTTTTATTAGAGCATTAAGTTCAGGCAGATTTAGAAATAGAGCTTTTGATACAGATCTACTACCTGAGAATCATCCTAAAAGCACAAAGAAAGAAATAAATTTAGAAGTAGAAACAAAAGTAGATAAAGTTCCTAGTTATATACAAAAGAATGCACAAAGAGGATTAGATTTACTTGAATATGCAGGATCAGGTTTAACAGATAAAACAAAAAGAGAAGCTAGAGAAATGGCTAATGGAAAGATTAGTGATAACAAAGTTGTAAGAATGGCAGCTTGGTTTGCTAGGCATGAGGCAGACTTAGACTCAGATAAAGCTAATGATTATCTTAATGGAAATAGTGATAGACCAACAGCAGGGCAAGTAGCTTGGTTGTTATGGGGTGGAGACATATCTAAATCTAACAAGATGAGAGCTTCTAATTGGGCAACTAAAGAGGCTGAGAAAGTTAAAGAAAACAAAAGTATTGACTTTCCACTATATGGATGGCAAGAGCCTACAGTAAAAATCTTAGGATTACCTACAGTAAAGCATTACAGATCAGAGATAGAAAAGAAAGAACTCTGGGAAGCTATTAATGGTTTAGAAAACTCATGGAGTGAGTATATGGCTAATATCTATGCAAAAGAACTTAATAGGCAAAAAAGAGCTTTATCTAATGTTGCTAAAGCTAGTCATGACTTACAAGCACTAGAAACAAATGTAGATATATTCTTAAATGAATCTAAGTTTGACAAAGAGTTACTACCATTGTTTTATTCTCTTGGGGATGATATGTCAGTTAGAACTTGGGATAATCTTTTTCCTGCACAAGAAAACTTTAAAGCTGCAGATCCTGTAGATCTAGGAGTGCAAGTAGATGAGGAACAAGCAATAAGAACAGTATTTGGTACTTTATCTGGATTACTACCAGAGGGCAGAACACTTAAAAAAATTGTAGATAATGGCTTTTATAGAGGACAAAGAGAAGTTCCTGCAGAAGTAAGATCATTGTTTCAAGATTCACAAGCAGCAGGGTTTGTGCAAGATAATGCTAAGAAAGTTATGAATGACTTAAATGCAACTACAAAGAAAAGAATTGCTACACAGATAACAAAGACAATAAAAGAGTTTGAGGATCTAGGAATAGTAAATCCTGTAGCAGGAACACCAGATGGAGATAGATTCTTTAATGAGTTATCTAAAAAGATAAATGTAGTTTTAGGAGGACAGAACTTAGGTAGAGCTAAAAATATAGCTAGAACAGAAGTTGGTAAGATTAGTTCTTGGAGTCAGCAAAGAGCTGCAAAATCTACAGGCAAAACTTTAGAAAAAGAATGGGTATCTAGGAGAGATGGAGTTGTTAGAGAAGCACATTTTGAGTTAGACAATCAAAGAGTTCCTCTGAATAGTTTTTATCTGTATAATGGTATTAAGTTGGATGCTCCTAGAGATCCTAATGCTCCAATTAGCTTGATTGCTAATTGTAGATGTACAGAAGCTTATATTGAGGTAATAGATGAATGAAATAGAAAGACCAGAGAATCTATCTTATAAAAATGCTCCTATAGAGCTAAAAGAGGATGGAGATACAAGATATATAGAGGCAGTTTTTTCATTATTTGAGACTATTGATAGTGATAATGATGTAACTAAAGCTAATGCTTTAAGATCAGGATATTCAGGCAATAAAGTGCCATTAGTATGGAATCATGATTGGAGTAAAGTAATTGGTAGAGGAATCATAGAAACAGATAATCAAAAAGCTGTGTTTAAAGGATATTTTTTAGAAACAGAAGCAGGTAAAGAAGCTTATGAAACTGTAAAGGCTATGCAAGATATGCAGCAATTCAGTTATGGATTTCAAGTAATGAAATCTGAAAAGGGATCACATATTGATTCTAAAGGAGAGGAAGTACCTGTAAGAGTGCTACAAGATGTAAAAGTCTGGGAAGTATCTCCTGTT